AGGACAATGAGCTTTACCGCAGCAAGCACAACAAAATATGCTTGGGGCGGAATTTTCAAGGCGGGTGATCGCGAATGGATTTGCCTGGAGAACACGACGCTTACTGACAGCAAGGCTTATTTTCACCTGTCGGGTGACGGTTCTATCGGCACAACCGGAGCCGACGTTATAGACGCCGTAATTGAATCAAAGGGCAATGGCGTTTATGCGGCCTGGATAATTTGGAATGGTGTAGCCTCGACAACATATACGCTTGCTTTCCGTCCCGCCGATGCCGATCTTGACGACTCGATTGTTGGAGATGGATCAACCATCAACCTATATGCCTGGGCGTTGCAGTGCGAGGCAAATGACAGGATGACCAGTCCAATTTTGACAAGTGGTGCAACAGCAACGAGACTGAAAGATCTATTGACGTATGACGCAACGAACAATGCCGATAAAGACAAAGGTACCGTGGTTGCAGATATTCTTTTGCCTAGTGTCAACAGCCCGGTTAGCAGATATATATTCGAGCTTAATGATGGATCTACAAGTAATTATATAACCGCGTTGTATGCCTCGACAACGGGGGTGACATATCAACAGATCGCAAATGGCGGTGTGCTATCTGTCAATCAGGCAGGGACCACAAAGATTACTGATGGGGCAAAGCATTCCATTCGCTTGATATGGCGTGCCAATGACGCCAGGTTGATCGTTGATGATAGTGTGGAGGCGTCCGATATAACCGTAACACCGCCAGCAGCAATAACACGTATTGAGGTTGGCAAATTCTACTATAACCAGCAACTCAACGGCCTAATCCGTAATATACGTATATTTGATAAGCCGACTACAAAGGGGTAAGAAAGATGAGGTATTACGAGCGATGGTTCGAAAATTTACCGCCCGGCGCAGAAGAAGATAAAGAAACAAAACAAATATTTCACCCTAATATGATCGCTATAGAAAAGATAATATATAAGAAGAAGATATTATATCACTGTCTATTAGCAGAAGAGGAAAAAAATAATTTCCCTGGCGCGCTAAGGGTAAAAGAAATAGCTAAAAAGTATGGCTGGAAGAAGCAGCCACATGTTTTTGGTCCGGGCCAAAAACCTGAATTAGATCAAGCACTTGACGAAGATAACTACGCTAAGGAGGTTATATTCCAAAATGAGCTATAAATTTATCAGCAAAGATGAAGTTGTTGATAGTGCTAGCGAAGCTAGGGGAATAACAACTCTGGATATAGGTAATTGTCTATATGGCATGGATAAAATAACTTCTTTTCGTCTTGGGAATGTTGGTGCTTCTAGTGCTTCTTTTGATATTACTATTAGTGGGATTAATACGACTCTTGTAGATGACACTCAGTTGTCCGATGACGGAGACAACTGGAGTTCTTCTGTATCACTAGTACTAGATGCTGGAGTGATTAGTGATCAAATTTATATAAAGCACAATGCAAGAGCTGGTGCTGTTATTGATAGTGGTATTATCAGAGTACACGTGGTGGAGTCATAGAGATGGCAAAGGTATCAACGCCAATCAAAAGGAGAAATTACAATAATAGAGGAATGATAGATCATCATTTTGTTAATGATCCTTGCAAAATAGCATCAGATGGAACTTTATGGGCTATGATTTGTTATTCAGATCAGGCCGCAGATTTATACAAGTCGGATGATAATGGTTTTAGTTGGCAACGCCTGGAATCCAATCAATTCTGGCCTGGATATGATACCAGAGCAATTGCTGGACTTGATGTTGAAGGCCCCATTAGTCATATAGAGATAATTCCAGATATGCATGTAATATTTGTCCTATCTGGTGCTCATGATTACCTCGGCAATTACCATTGCTGGTTTAGTGTTTATGACTATACGACCAATACCCTGGTAAAAACAGGAACGCAAATAGGGAGTGACAATGAACAACTTCAATCGGTTTATTCTTCTTGTGCTTACAATAAGCAGGTATTTCACACTTCGGTAAATGGGACGAGTTATAATCTACAAATCCGCAGGATAAGCCCAAGGACTTATGCAGTTAGCGGAGCCACAACAGAAAGTTCCTTTACTTATGACAATAGATACGATACAGTATGTGATGGAGATGGACATGTTGATGTTATAGTTCAAGCGGCAACAACTCCAAAGACAATAAAGCACATTAGATTCGATGATCAATCAATTTCTTGGGGCTCAGTCCATTCAATCACTTCCCTGGCCTCTGGTGAAGAGATAGCGAGTATAGCTATTTCTCGTGATGGCTATGGGATACTATGTGCCGTATATTCTGTTGATACTGGATCAGAGACCACCTTCTATTGGGCCTATAGTACCGACAATGGATCCACTTGGACAGTAAATCAAATAACTGGGACAAAGCTTGGTGGTTCAAGTGAGTACCAAGATAATATATTGAGCGAGAGAGATGGGAGAGTAGATATAATTGGCGGCCTCGATGGTGGATTTTTAATTTCTTATGTGAGAGATAATGCTAGCGGAATACCAAGAGCCTATATGAATTATATTTCCACTAGTGATGGTAGTTCTTATACACTTGAGGATCCAGTAGAGGCAACAGGGGCCAACAGTAGTGCTAGTATTGTAGGTGTCCGCTTCTTCAAACCCGAAGCGGACGGTATGCCAACACTAGGAAATAAAGGCTTCATTCGCATTGCTTATCAGAATGGCGAAGGCAACGATACCACGCAATATGATACGACACCAGTAGACTTTGATCAGGAGAGACTAGAGGAAACAGCTTATCCAATCGAAACGACTGGAAGCTATAGTTCAGATAGTGCTGGCTCTGGCGAATTGGAGGTAACTCTAAATATTATTGGTGGACCCAATGATAATATAGATTTTTATGTCAATGGCTTTATTGGAGAAAATACGACTCAGTATCTAAATGCTTTTAATAAAATTGGTAATCCTGTTGAAATATACAAATATGAACCAGATGAAGATAGTATCATGGCAGATCGCAGTTCCTATCAGCAAGCTGTAGCATATACGACAAGGATTATATTAGATCCAGCCTCATATTCCTTTCCGACACCTTCAATCGCTGCAGCAGACTTTACTGATTGGATCGAGCAAGATATTAGAATTATATACTTGTCTCCTGATTTTCATCTTTCGAGAACATTTATAGTTAATGATGGTGGATTCTTAAAGAGGACAGTGTGGACTGTCCAGTATGATGGAAATGAGTACGAAATATCACAAGTAGTACCCTTTTTTATAGATGGGGAAATATGTTTATATAGAGCAAATGCTTATGTTATTGGTCCATCAAGAGATCCGTGGGCCAGAACTATATTGCCTTCAGAAACTTAGGAGAAGATAGTGAATGACAAATGCGATTGGATAGAACACAAATTATATGTATTAAGCTCGCTCAAACGGATAGAGACTAAGCTTGATAGCATGAGCAATAATATCAATAAAATAACGCAATCTCTATATGAAGGGAAAGGAATTAATTGGAAAAAATATATTGCTTATATTTTTGTTGGTTTAAGTTTTATCGGGATGACAATTAGTAGTTCTTATATAGCTTGTGGTACTAATGGAGTTACAATAGAAGGGAGGAAATGATAATATGGCTGAAATAATTTCTACACTTATTTGTACAGCTTTTGGGATAATAACTGGTATTTTAATATATAAGATTATAGGCTAGGAGGTAGTTATGGCAGATACAAGACGAGCGGTACTGGTATTTTCGCTGCCAGATGATCCAGATAGTGATTATTTGCAATTATATAGTGCTAGTTCTGAAACAGGCACATATACTCAAGTTGGGAGTGACATAGAATATGGATATGGAACAACAACTTATGAGATAGATGATTTTGATACTACGCTTTGGTATAAAATCAGATTTAGAAATTCATCGGAGAATACAGTTTCGCCATATACTGAGCCGGTATATGGCGGTGATCTAGATAATAAAGGAGAAGGTTTTCTCGCTATTTCTTCTACGGCAGATGGAATTAATTACGCTTCAATACAAGATGTTTATGATTATAGTGGATTATCTCCTAATGATATTGATTCATCAAAAGTTTCAATAGCATTAAAGAGAGCAAGAGCTTATATAGATTTGACTGTATCTGAGATGGATCTTTCTAAATATACTAATACTTTTGATTCTAATACTGCCAAGCGCAAATGGAATGCTATGTTGCGTATTATTAAAGAAATAGAGATCTGTATAGCTCTTGGACACTTATTTAGGATAATTGCAGATAATATTATGCTAGATGATAGTGATTCTCCAAAATTCCAAAGCATCTCCATTGGAGGAGCGTCAATTAGTGCTGATTTAGGATCGGATGGGAGTAATGCTACATTTAATTATCAAAGAATTTCAAACAATTATTTCACTTATGCTGGCGGACTCCTTAGAACAATTCGCCCAACAACGATCAGAATAAAACTTGAGGATTGATGCTTGTATTATCAGACAAGTGTGGTAACATACTAAATAGCGGAACGAAATGGGAGGCTTATGAACGAAAAGACAGGACAAAGGACCGTTGCTCTTGGGACTTCGGCTTCATCCCCTGAAGTCGCCTCCCATTCCGCTATTCCACCCCAAGAGCAACGGTCAATTTACCAAGATATATATGAAGGAACCCCATACAGAGACCTAGCTAATAATGGTATATGGGTTGTGAAGAGAGGATCCTTTACCCGGATCAGGAGTTATAAAGATATTGCCTATCTAATTAAAGGTACTCAGTTTAAGAGGAGTGATGTTGCAGCAGTTGAGGTTCCCATCTGGGGGCCGGATAGTTATACAGAAAGTTGGACTGTTCATAATATGCACCGGGCTAGACGTACTAAGTGGGGCTATATAGATGTAGATTTCTTTAAGGATATGACCCAGGCCGCGCGGGTTAAGGAAATTCACCACCTAGTAGATCACCTGGATGATATTGGGTATCAGTATTGTATAGCCGTTTCACCATCGTTTAATGCTCATGTATTCCTTCCACTAACTGATTGGTTCCTTGCTGGCAAGCAAAATGATGAAGGAAGATATAGTGGTCACTATGCCTATCGGGCCGCGATGCTACAGTTTTGTATAGAGAATCTTGATCCTTTCCTGAAATATATAGACCTTCAGGGATTTGATGCTACAAGAATGGTCAGTGTACCGGGTGGGAAAAGGTGGGATAAGGGTGGTGTTTACTGGCCACTTGATATTCATAGCACTATTAATGAACCCTTCTACAAGAAGCTGGGCCTTGGTGAGTATCTAAAGAGAAGCAGCTATCCAATAACTACCAAGGAAGATGATCCAATATTATTAGAGGTATTTGGTGAAATAGAACATGGTGGCGTTGAATATAGATTAACTGGTGCTCAGTTATGGAGCTATCAGAAAGCAAAGATGAATGGAATTGCGCTGACCCAAGAAGATATGAAAGTGCTCATTGAAACAAGAAATACTTCAGATGAGATAAGGCAGAAGAAAGATAATAATTTCAATACTTTTCTGGACTATGCTTTTGATAAACAAGATGGGATGGAGTTCCATACTGCAACAGAACAAATCTGGGGAAAAAGAGACAAGGAGAAAGAGGAAGATATGAAAAGAAGACATGCTTCAAAGCGGGCAATCAGAGGTTATCATGAGAAGGCAGTCAAGTACAAAAATCATATCCAAGTGGTGCTTGCTTATATGCTATATCTAATCGCTCAGCGAACGGGGATGAAGGAAAAAGCATGGAGAATGTTCACCCTATCTCGCACCACAATGAAGAAGTTATTTGATGAATTTGGTCTAAAACAGCCCAGTAAGAGGGGTATGGTGTTTATAAGAGAGTTTGCTCGTGGTGCTTTGAGGATGGAAGTAACCTGTCCACAGGCACCAGGAATCAGTCAGTGTCTTGGACTTTCGGGACGGGCTCGGATTAATGCTATAAAGCAGGCAGAAAGAATAACTCCACTAAGGAAGATCATAGAAGAGAATAGAAAGAAGAAAGAAGAAGAGAGACCAACCTCCACTAAAGTTCAGGTTGATACTGTCCAGCGGAAACCCTCTCCCCATAGATATAATACTAATAGTGGTTACAGTCATACTCCCTCTCAGGAGGGAGATAAGGATAATGTTAGTATAAAATCACCCTATGACTGGTACAAGAAGCTTAAAGGAGGAGAATTAGATGTCAATTGCCAAGAAATTGTTAATTGAGAAGGCATTAAAATGTTCATCGTGGGGAGAACTGTTTTATCTTGTAGATTTGTATGACAATAATCCCGAAGGCTTCCTTGATGAAATCCTACCGGGGAAGCTTGAAGGCCTTTCTTTAGCAGAAAGGCAATTATTACTAGTGTTTGGCAAATGTGTTTGATATGGTAAGATACAAGTATGAGCTTTAACCCATTTGCCGTAAGTGCCCTTCCAATAAGATCAGATGTCACATATGGAGAATATTATGGAAAGGATGAATATAATGATGCAATGCTTGGTGCTCAACAGCTTGTAGATACTGGAAGTGGTTCGGTTAGTACGATGAGAAATTATATAGTTGCTGGAAATGATCTTGAGAACTCAATGAAATGGTCAATGTCACCGGCACAGCTAGAAGAAGCCCAAATTAGGACAGAAAAGGGTGAATCCACAATATCGAGTGATGTAGTGAGTAGATATATTCATGCTCACAATACAATGGTTGATTATCATGTGTCAGCGCTGCAAAGAGCAGAAGAGATGATAGCTAAATTGACGTTTATATTTGAAAGAGGATTAGGCCCAAAAGCACAAGAGATAGCTAGAAAAGCAAGAATAGAAGTCCAGAAAGCACAAGCTAAAGCCAATATATCCCAGCGACTTGCGACTCAGACAGAAGGAGAACTAAAAGCCCAAGCCCCTTATTCACGTACAACTATCCCACAGACAAATATGTCGGTATATCGCCCTGGATTCGATGTAAGAGGATTACTCCAATGGGAGACTCCACGAGAGAGGATGAGCAGAGAGCGAAAACAATTGGGAAGGCTTCCGGGTCGAGCAGTATTGCCGTGGGACAGAGGAAGCGATGCCTTGGCTAAAGGGATAGCTATCGCGGCCCTAAATGATGTAATGGGATATGCAGAGGCAACACCACAGATGGTAAAGGCATTGGCTTCAATTATCAAAAGTTGGATTGATTTTATTTCTATATCAAAGCAGGTGACAACATTGGGGAGATACCCGGCTTTTAATATCAGGACTCCAGATATACCAGAGAGAACTGCAATGTCATTTATAATTGAGCACTTGAAAAAGCATGGTATGGATATAAATGCTAGTGCTGATTGGAAATATATGTGGCACCAAGGTATTCCAAATATGATGGGTGATATATATAGGATAGTTAGCAGCGCAAGAGGAGCAGCAGTTAGCTTGATAAGTGGCTTTGGTTGGCCATCTCGATATCGTGCGAAGTTCGCTTCACCTGGTATGGCTCCTCCATATTTTGATCCAACTGGTGGTGCTGAGGATATTATTAAGTAATGGTGATAGTATGAGAGGAAAATTTCCAAAGAAAAAGCTAACTTACATTGAGTTGTTAGCGTGTGGCAAGAAGAAAATGACAGAAGTATGTGAGATTGTTGGCATTTCTAAAGATACTTACTATAAGTGGCGAAAAGATCCAGAAATCATGGAAGCCATGATAAAAAGAGCCCGCGAATTATTAAGAGAAGAACTTCCAGAAATTTATAATGTTCTATTAACGAAAGCAAAGGAGGGTGGACATCATCATATAAGAATATTATTAGAACATGTAGAGAAGCTGGAACAATGGGCTAATGAGGCTAGTGCTGGATCTATAGTGATTAAATGGAGAGAATAAATTGTTTGGAACAATTTTGCGCCTTCTTCTCAGGCTCCGCATTATATCATCTGCAGTCTATTATGGTGTCAATACAATATATGGATTAGCAGCAAAGGGACTAGAAGGTTTTTTATATAATAAAGTAGCATATAAAGTAGCAAATCTCCTATTTGGCGAGAAGATAATAGGGAAAATAAGTTCAAGATATCCGTATGTTCCCCAGCCTGTTTATAGTTATATAGGCCGAAAGGCCAGAATGTTTGCGACAGTAAGTTTAGCTACTTATTTATATGAGCATATTAATAAGAGATTAAAGGCCTTGGCAGAAGAAGCATATAATAAAGTAACTAATTTCATTGAGGGAAAAACTGAACATGCAATAGTTAAACTTGATAAACGATCAGCGACTAAGAGAGCAACTAAAGTTAATGCTCGCGCAGGGGGTGGCGGTAATGGAGGAGTAGTTGAAGAACGGGCTGGGCAATCGAGTAGTGGCGGGGCAATCTTAGTGAAGGGGCATTGGAGGAAAACGAAGCATGGTAGAACTTGGGTTAAGCAATATACGAGGAGAAGGTAGTGGAGATAGAAATACCATATACTCCGTTTCCTTATCAACGGGATTTCCATAATGATAACACTAGGTTCCGCATTATTGCGGGAGGAAGGCGTGTAGGGAAAAGCGTATGTGCATTACACGAGATGATAAAGCATGCATTGACAATATCAAGGGCTTTGGCCTGGTGGATAGGTCCTACCTATAGTGCTGCAAGAGAAGTTGGTTATTTAGAGTTCAAGACAATGGAGGAGTCAATCAAGCCTCTTATTAAGAATATTAGTGATTCAATAATGAGGATAGAGTTCATCAATGGATCTATGATTTATTTTAAAGGAGCAGACCGAGAAGAGACACTTCGAGGTCGTGGATTGACTTTCCTGGTGATTGATGAGGCAGCATTTATCAAGCCTGATGTTTGGTATAGAGTCCTTAGGCCCGCGTTATCAGATAAGAAAGGTAAAGCAGTATTAGTATCATCGCCTAATGGTAGGAACTGGTATCATGACCAATACACCTATGCAGCGAATAATGGAGAGGCAAGGAAAGCTTGGAGTGCTTACCACTGGCCTTCCAAGATGTCACCCTTGATGACAGAGGAAGACCTTGAGGAAGCAAGAGCTACCCTTTCCCCTTCCGACTATGCCCAAGAGTATGGAGCAGAGTTTGTTACTAGGGCGGGCCAGGTGTATGCAGACTTCAATGAAGATAATATCATCAATGATTTCAATCTTAATAAGACCAAGTATTCCTTCTATATAGCAGCAGACTGGGGCTATGCCAACCCTAGTGCTATTGGTTTCTTTGCAGTAGCAAATGATGGAGAGAAAGTAGTGTTATCTGATGAGATATATGTTGCAAGAAAGACAATCGAACAACTATACGATCTAGTAATGGGAAAGCTTAGTGCTTATAACTTAGACAAATCAGATATACAATTCGTTTACACAGACCCAGCAGGTAACGCAGAGGAACTAACAAGTGGTATCAGCCCAGTAGACTATTTGAGAGACAAAGGATTTCTAGTCCAGAACAAGGGAACTGAGATATATCCAGGCCTTCAGATGGTGCGTAGATGGGTATGCGATGCCAATGGTATTAGGAGATTCTTCATTCATTCAAGATGCAAAGAGTCAATCAGGTCAATGTATGGCTATACCTATGAGCAGCAGACCAAGTCCACAAGAGACCTATTCAAAGAAGAACCAATGAAGGATGGAGTCCACGACCATGCTTGTGATATGATTCGTTACTTCTTCGTTAATTGTTTCGACCAGGCAAAGTATGTTGCCAAGCATATACCCAATTACTCCTATACCCAAAAGCGTGGTAAAATGGTCAATATGAAGAGATGCTCAAGATGTGGTCATCCTTTCGTGTCGAGAACACCAAAGGGTATGCCACCATATATATGCAGGAGGTGCAGAGAAAATGATAATAAGCGGTAACTTCAATTCGGCATTTGATTCAATTCCAGATTCAATTACAGCCAGAGCACTGGCGAACAACTTTTCAAAGGAAGAACTTGAGAGGCGAGAGACAGCAGAGAAGAACAAAGATTTCTACTATTCTGATTCAGAAAAATATGTAACCACTTTTAATACAGATCAAATTCCTATGACTTTCAATATCACTAAGCCAATAGTGAGCAAGAGAGCTAGTTTGCTATATCCCCGCAAACTTGTGAGAGAAATTATAGGTCCATCAAGATCAATTGATGTGCTACAGCAAGTATGGGTTGATAATGATATTGATCTATTCCTTTCAACAGTAGATTTGATGGCAGAACTAACAGGAACAGTCCTAGTGTTTCCATCTATCAGAGAAGATGGATCAGTTAAACTGGTGATGTGGGATGGTGGTAGCATCTCGGTGCTTCAAGATGAAAATGATCCAACCAAAGCGGTAGCGATAAGCCTAGTAAAAGTAGTAGATAGATTACTTAATTCTTGGCAGAAGACAAAAGAGCCGCAGAATGAACGTATTATCTATCAGCAGATATGGACAGAAGATTCAGTAGTGACCTATGAGGGATCAACTCTAGTTAAGTCAGAGACAACAGATTTTGGCTTTGTCCCCTTTGCTCGCTTTTGCGGAGAAGAGCTTTCTGGTCAATATGTAGGAGCAGCATCGTCAACTATCACTAGAAAAACAAATCATTATATAAATCAAATACTTACAGACTTAGCTTATATTATCAGACTTCAAGCTGCTACTCCTGTCGCTATTAGTGGCTGGGCAGGTGGTGATGAATTAGTGATTAGTCCAGGAAGAGCACTAAGTCTTCCAGCCGGAGCAACGGCTAGTGTTTTAAACTTGAATCCCAAGATTCAAGAAGTGCTTAGTGTTTTAGAATTTCTTGAAAAGAAAGCATATGAGCTTTCCAGTGTCCCACAGATTTCAGTAATCGGCGGAGAGGGACAAAGCGGAAGAGAACTTCTTATTCGTTGGTATCCACTGGTCAACGTAATGAGAGAAAAAGCTCGTAGGTTTGAACGATATGAATTTGAACTTGCCAATTTAATATTAAGGTTATTAGGAGAGGAGCCGATAGAAGAAATGATAGTGCATTATCCAGATGTTGAGAATCTTCCATTATCACCACAAGAAGAGAATCTCGAAAGAGATATAGTTCTTAATCTAAAATCTCCAGTAGATGAAATGATGAGACGGAATCCGAACCTATCTAGAGAGGAGGCTATGCAGGAAATACAAAAAAGGATTAGAGAGAATACGGATCTTGGACTATCTCTAATTGCAGAGGGAATAGGTAATCCTCAGGGGATGTAGTGTTGCAAGAAATATACAATGTGGTAACATATATACAGATGCACAAGGAGGTATCTTATGAGTGAGCCAGGAGCCACAGATAACAATCAAGAAAATGCTAACGGGTTCAGCAGAGAGTATGTGAAACAGCTTCGAGATGAAGCAGCCAGTTGGAGAGTGAAATACAGAGAGCTTGAAGCTCGGCTAGGTCGATTCGAGGTAGACAGAGAGCTTTTATCCAGAGGGATCCAGGCCGATCCAAAATGGGTAGAAATTAAAGAAGGACAATCTGTAAAAGAAGCAGTAGATGAATTTGCGGTAAAGTACCCACATCTTGTGAAGTCTAACATCAACAATAATCAGCAGCCGCCTCCTGGTCCTGAGGGCCAGCCAAATCAGATCGACCAGGGAACGAGGGGTCAGCCAAAGCAAACTCCTTCTACCTTGCCTCCCAACACAAGAGTTTCGACTGGTGAGCACAAGAGCACTCATGAACTTCTCCAGGCGAGAAAGTTCAATGAAATCAAGAAAGACCCGGCAGCTAGAGCACAGCTCCGAGAAACTTATAGGAGCCTCCTTCGGATAGCATCAAATCAACCAATTGAATAGGAGGTAAGAAAATGGCTATATCTAATAGCACAACTTTGAATGACCTTATTGGTCAGATAGTATCTTCGGAGGCACAGAGTGCAGCTTATGCCAGCCGAGTAATGCGTCCCCTTGTCAGGGCGACCGAAGTTCCGCCTGGTGCTGGATCCATCGTGATCCCAAGATTCCAGGCACTTAGTGTTGCTGCACTCACTGAAGGAGTAGCTCCGTCAAGTACAACCTGGAGTTCAGATGGTGTTACCTTGACGCCAGTTGAGAGGGGTGTATATGTTCAAATCTCGAAAAGGGCACTCCATGCAGATCCATTCAGCGATCTTGCGCCTTATGGTGAGCAGATGGGACGAGCACTAGCACAAGATGAAGATAATCTTATTCTAGCGGCTTTCGGAACTACCCTTACTAATAAAGTTAATGATCAGAGTAGCGGAGCTGCTAATATAGCAGGCGATGATTTCCTTAGCGCCATCGCCAAGCTTGAGGCGGCTAATGCACCTGGTCCTTATTTTGCGGTATTTCATCCGGTATCCTGGTCAAAACTTCGCGCTACTTTTGATGATGCAGCTGCTTTTGCCAATGTGGGTCGTCAGATTGTTGAAGGCTTTGGTGAGGGTCTTACCAATATGGCTGGTTATGTAGGAGCACCTTACGGTGTACCCTGCTTTATTAGCACAAAGGTACCGACCTTTAATGGAGCTGGTGTTGCAGATGATTCTTATTGTAATTATATGTTCAGCCGCGAAGCAATGGGTTATGCCTATTTAAAAGATCTAGGTGTTGACGTAGATGATAATGTTACAGCGAGAGCTTTCGATCTTATGGGCTGGTATTCTGGCGATGGTGGACTTCTTGTTGATACTTATGCTGTGCAGATGGAAGATGATGTTGATGGTTAGTATTTAATTCAAAAGGGGCCAGAGTGACTTGGCCCCTTTTGATCAATACCAGAGGGTCCCAATCTTCTGGTAGCCAAGGAGGTAAACAAAAATGGGAAACTTATCGAATAGAGCAATTCATTCAATCTTCGGATGCCCCACAGAAGGCGAGACGATAAAAATTGATGTTGTTTCCACTTCCAGTGGTGTTCAATTGGATACCAATCAAATATATAGAGTGGTATCTGAGGATGATTGTTATATTACATTTGGAACTTCTGCAGATAGTGCTACTGATGCTGGTGTCTTACTCATAGGAGCCATCCCAGAAATGTTTAGTACCACAGGTAAAGAAGATTACATTCACGCAATAAGAAAGAATATTGATACAGAGCTATATGTAACAAAGATGAAGACAAGGGGGCAGTAAAATGCCCCGCACATTGTATCCAAGAGCGCTAGGTAGCACTAGACCACGTTTCAAGCTCCTTACAGACGACACCGTTCTTGGTGTTCAGGCCCTTGATCCGGTAATTACAGTCAACGGCCAGTCTGTTGAACCTGTATTCAGGTATAACGGCAAAGATGCTGGATCTACTTGGTCACCCTGGGGCTACGGCGAAGATTTGACGCTGCAAGCTGGTTCGCCGACTTATAATGCTGGATCGCCTTTGTCTGGTGCTTTGGACGATTCGGTCAAACCTGATTCTTCATCCTACTGGCAGGCCGGGAATGGTAGCTTTGCCGATATTGGTACAGAGGATTTTATTTTTGAGGCAATTTTTAAGACACCGCCAAGTCCTTCAGGGCAAAGATTTTACTGGAAAGGGGCAACATCAGGGGCAGCGTTTGAGATTTTCTTCATCGTTACTGGTGTTTTTTATGTCCGTATATATGATGGCACGAATGTGGTTGATTTTACAATCAGTGGTTTACAAGGGGCGCAGTGGAATCATCTGTCAGTGGAATCATCTGTTGGTCAGCTATGATAGAGATTATGCTTCAGGTGGTTTGTGCTATCTTGAGGGAGTATATCTTAAAGGCGGCGATCCGACAGCCGTTGGTTCGTTATCAAATACCGAACCTCTATTGATTAGCGCCTATCCGGGTGGAACAAATACCTGGGACGGCGGCAATATCGCTTACATGGCTTTGCACAAAAAAGCCAATTGGTTTTCAGGCGATGCGAATTACAGAACGGAAATGGACGCCCTTGCAGCCGAACGCCACTTGAAGCTCAGCGGTCTTTGGCCTAAATGCAAAGGCACAGCGATGCCAACATCCTGGGGCCGGGCTTTTGCAGCCTATCTTGAGAAAGAGGACAGCGGAGTAACCCGGTACTACCTTGTCGGCTCCAACTGGATGCGTGCCTGCAAAAAGGGCGGTGATGTTTATTACTTGTCCGAGACTGAAGAAACCAACAATGCCCAAGATTGTGAAGATCTGACGGCAGCAAGCTGGACCGCAGAGAACGCAGCAGACACGGTTTCGAGTGATGCCACCACGGGACCCGATCCTGATCGCCCGATGGACGGTTTGATAGCGGATGCCACAGATACACAGCATGGTAGGACAATGAGCTTTACCGCAGCAAGCACAACAAAATATGCTTGGGGCGGAATTTTCAAGGCGGGTGATCGCGAATGGATTTGCCTGGAGA